GAAGATAGCTGAGAATGGAAATGCAGCTATGGCTATCTGGTTAGGTAAGAATGAATTAGGTCAATCTGATGGTGGATTGATAGCAGAAGATAACGAGCCTTTAGCATGGTCTGTTGATTAGTGCCGCTAAGTAAGCCTCAAAAACAAATCCTAGAATGTGACAAGAGATTTAGAGTATTAATTACTGGAAGAAGATTTGGTAAGACCTTTTTATGCGTTCAAGAAATAGCTAAGTTCGCAAGATATCCTAAAAAGAAAGTTTGGTATGTAGCACCTACTTATCGTATGGCTAAAGACATTGTTTGGAATGATCTAGTAGATAGAATGGTCAAACACAAATGGGTAAGCAAGATTAATCATAGTGATTTAAAAGTAATCCTAAGAAACGGCAGTGAGATATCCCTGAGAGGTGCAGATAACGAGAATAGTCTGAGAGGTGTTGGGTTAGACTTTCTTGTCATGGATGAATTTGCGGATATTAAAGAACACGCCTATACAGAAGTTTTAAGACCAACCTTATCTGATAAGGGAAGAATGGGTGCGGCTCTATTCTGTGGAACTCCTAGAGGTTATGGAAACTGGTCTTACAATTTATTTAGTAGAGAGAAAGATGACGACCAATGGGCATCATTTCAGTTTACAACACTGCAAGGTGGACAGGTATCTAAACAAGAAATAGAACAAGCTAAATCTGATCTAGATGAACGAACATTTAAACAAGAATATGAAGCATCATTTGTTAATTATGCAGGACAGATTTATTACAACTTTGATAGGAAAGAAAATGTCATGGATAAATACACTCCTCAAACGCCAGAAGTTCACATAGGTATGGACTTTAATATTGATCCTATGAGTGCAGTTATTTCAGAATTAAAAGGAAATGGTATATATATTTATGATGAAATTGTGATCTATTCCTCCAATACTGATGAGATGGTTGAGGAAATCAAGAATAGGTTTAAGGATAAACATATCTATATTTATCCTGATCCTGCGTCAAAGCAAAGAAAGACATCAGCAGGTGGTGTCACAGATTTAGCGATACTAAAAAATGCAGGATTTAATTTAAGAGTAAGAAATAATCACCCACTCATTAGAGATAGGATTAATTCAGTAAATACTAAATTGAAGAACGCTAATGGCACTAGAACTTTATTTATTGCAAATAAATGCAAAACTATGCTAAAAAGCATTGAAAGACAAATTTATAAGGAAGGCACAACTGTACCTGATAAGGACAATAATTACGATCACATGAATGATGCATTAGGATATTTAGTGGAATATTTATACCCAGTAAGACGAGATTTTACACCTAGTAAACCCAAGAGGTGGAGTTAATGGCAATATATAGTAGAGATTTTTTAACATTAAGACACAAACATTACGAAGAAAAATTCAAGGATTGGCATTTTCATTTAATGTCATATTTGGGCGGACAAGACTATCAAGATGGCTATCAGTTAAATAGATACATCCTAGAAACTGATGAGGAGTATATCAAAAGAGCAGAAAATACTCCGATTGATAATCACTGCAAGAATGTAGTACAGATTTATTCCTCATTTTTATTTAGAGTTGCACCTACAAGAGATTATGGATCATTAGCAGGTGATCCGCAGCTAGACAGTTTTATTAATGATGCAGATTTAGATGGTAGATCATTTGACAATGTAATCAGAGAGATGCAAGTAAACGCATCTATCTATGGTACTTGTTGGGGTATTATAGATAAACCTGCCGTACAAACTCAAACTAGAGCAGAGGAGATACAATTAGACATCAGACCATACATGAGTATCTACACCCCTGAGAACGTCTTAAACTGGAATTATGAGCGTAGTATGAACGGAAAGTATGTTCTTACAGAGTTAACATTATTAGAAGATTTATTTGATGATGTAGCAACTATTAGAGTTTGGAACATGGAAGATATTTCTACTTACAAGGTAAAAGATTTTAACAAAGGGTATGCAACTGCAAAACCTATACTCATAGATGAAATGCCTAATCAATTAGGTAAAGTTCCTGCAGTAGTTTTATATAACCAGAAATCTCAGCGTAGAGGTGTTGGTATATCTGATTTGAATGATGTGGCAGAATTACAGAAAGCTATTTATAATGACTATTCAGAGATAGAGCAGTTAATTAGATTGTCTAATCACCCTAGCCTTGTAAAGACACCTAATGTAGAAGCTAGTGCAGGTGCAGGATCTATTATTGAAATGCCTGAAGATTTAGATGCAAGTTTAAAACCCTATTTAATTCAACCTAGTTCCCAGTCATTAGATGGCATTATGAGCAATATCAATATGAAGGTAGAAGCTATTAACAGAATTACCCATATGGGAGCAGTAAGAGCCACTCAGGATAGAGTACAATCTGGTATAGCCTTACAAACAGAGTTCCAATTACTAAATGCTAGATTATCTGAGAAAGCTGATTATCTACAAAATGCTGAAGAACAAATATGGAAACTATTTGCTGAATGGCAAAATACTACATTTGATGGTGAAATTATTTATCCAGATAGTTTCAACCTTAGAGATTATGCATCTGATCTACAGTTCCTACAAGCAGCTAAAGCTAGTGGTGTTCCTTCAGATAGCTTTGCTAAAGAAGTAGATAAACAAATTGCTAGAGCCGTAGTAGATGATGATGAAAAGATTAGCACTATTGATGATGAGATAGATGCCAAAGCTGCACCTATCGGTCAATTCTCTACACCAACTATTGAGGGTGAAGAAATTGAAGAAGCGTAAAGTTCCCAAAGATAAAAAATCTAAAGTACCTAAGAAGTATTTATCAGGACTTAAAGGTGCTAAGAGATCCAGACGAGCATCTTTAATCAAGAGAGTTGCAGCACTGTATAAAGCAGGGAAAAGAATCCCTATGTCATTACTCAGATCAAGGACTAAGGCATAATGGCAGTTAGAAGAAAAGCATTATCAGCTACAGTCAAAGCCACCTTACAAAGAAAAGCAAAGGCATCTAAGAAATATACTTATGGAACACTAGCTAAAGTTTATCGTAGAGGACAAGGTGCGTTTTTATCAGCAGGTAGTCGCAGAGTTCCTATGGCGGCTTGGTCTATGGGCAGAGTTAATTCATTCCTTAGAGGTAGTCGGAAACACGACTTAGACTTACGCAAAAAGAAAAAGTAAAAGGTAGAACAGTATCTACTACTGATTTCTATAACTGGACGCATCAGCAACATGGTGAAAAAAAATGCTTTTGCGGTAAGTTCGCAAGTATCGGTTTTAATTACAGATATGGTATGTTAGAACTACTATGTTTTAAACATTATGAAGAAAGGATGAGCCAATGCCATACGGAAAAGGTACATACGGATCAAAAGTCGGTAGACCAAAAAAATCAACTAAGTCTAATATGAAGAAGAAAAAGAAAAAGAAATAATGGCTATTTATAGAGGTCGTCAAGTCAAGCTAAACAAACCATTTAGGACACCTAGTTCTAGAAAGAAGTTTGGTGTTTATGTGAAGAATAAAGCAACTGGAAATGTGAAAGTAGTAAGATTTGGCGATCCTAAACTATCTATAAAGAAGAATATCCCTGCTAGACAGAGAAGTTTCATGGCTAGATTTAGACCAATATTAGCCAAAGTAAAAGGTCAAAAAAACCTATCACCTGCCTATTGGGCAGTACAATCATGGAAAAAAGGTTTTAAAATATAGCTTATTTAGCACTTGCAATTTAGTTATAAATTCTTTATAACTGTATTTATGAATACAGGAGAAACTAAAATGTACACAGATCAGCAAATACAACAAATCTATGTTGAAGATCGTATGAAAACAAAAAGAGCATTTGAAAAAACTTTTGCAGAAAAGTTTAAAGAACAGGTGAGTTCTAAATATCGTAGAGAAGTTAATAGATTTGCAACTCATTACAATTTAAGAAAAAATAAAGATGGTAGTTGGAATTCTCATGCCCTGCATGGAATGCTTCATGGTAAAAAATATCCATCTGAGATGCAGGAATATTTAACTAGATTATTTAATATATGGATGAGAACTGAATCATATGAAGATTATGTGATTAGCATGAAATCACATTATGAATTTTATTCTAAATGTTTAAAAATTGGTGGAGAACACCCTTGGTATATGATGAAAGAAATACTTGAAAATTATCAAGGAAAAATAGGTAAATAATCCTGTATTTACTAAGTAGCCATTTCATTATATACAAAATGGAATGGCTACTAAACAAGAGATCCTATCCAAACTAGCTGCTTCTCACGAACAAAGAATATCCAAAGTTCTTTTTGATCTTGAAGAAGATATTATTGCTCAATTACAAAGAGCCACAGACGGAGTTCCGCTTACCACAGAGTTAGCTATTCAGCTAAGACCAAATCTTAAAACATTAATAGAACAGAACTACCTGAAAGAAGGTACAAAGATTATTTCAGAATATGATGAGGTGGTTAAATCCTTTATGGATTTCACTAGGACTATCCCTGATGACCTAGTATCACCTAAGTTTAAAACCCTAACAAAACCTGATTTAGTTTTAATCAATCAATTAAAGCAACTATCCTTTAGTGGATTTGAAGATGTAGCCAATAGATTTCTTGATACGATTGCTACAGAGATATATTCATCCGCAGTCACTGGTAAACCATTTCCTCAGATAGTAGAAAATATCAGAGCATCTATCAATGGTGTCTATAGACGTAGTAATGAAGCTGCAGTTAATAGATTAGTTGCGATTGTAGAGGAGAATAGATACTCAGATGATCCTATAGCTAAAAAGAAATACTTAGACGCAAGAAAGATACTACACAGTAAATATGCTTCTGATATTAGGGGTGAGAACATGAGGAAGTACGCATCTCAAATAGCACATGACAGTATCATGCAGTTTGACGGACAGTTCACCAAACACAAAGGACAAGAAGCAGGAATAAATACATACAAATACACTGGCACAAATATCACGACCACTAGACAATTCTGTAGAGGACAACTTAATGAAATAAAATCAGAGGAAGAATGGAGAGATGTATTTACTGGCAACTGGAGAGGTAAATCAGGATCAGATCCTTTTGTTAATAGAGGTGGTTATAGATGCCGCCATAGTTTAATCCCTTATGATCCTGCATGGGATGCAATACCAGAAG